TTCAGTTGGCACCTCAACTCTTTGCATTTTTGTTATTTCTAATTTCATTTTTTTATTTTTTAATTGTTATCTGAGTACAAATATACAAACTATTTTGATTCCTGCAAACTTTTATCAATAATTATTTTAAATTTTTTTTCAATCTCAACTTTCAAACTTTCTTCAATTCTTTCTTGGTGCCATTTATTCCACTTTATCCCATGCGCTTCGCACCATTCCGAACCTTTTAAAAGGTTTTGGTCTAGGATGTGGAAGTAAATTTCATCGGTCATCTTCGGTACAATTCGCTTGGCTTCGGCTGCCAATAATTTGCCAATTTGAAAAAATGAGTAGTATTTTTTGCGGTGTTCCTGTTCTTCGATTAGTTTTTTTGGGTCAACTCCGTTGGCAAATACCACAAAGTCACCAAGTAATTCTTCCAATTCTTCTTCTTCAGTTGACTTAGGTATTTCAAAGCCGCAATGCTTACAAACCCTTGATTGGGCTGCAATAATTGCATCGCACTTCGGGCAGTTCTTAACAGGTGCAACTCCATTGCCATCGCTTGCTTTCGGTGGGTTCCAAAACATTTTCGACCAATCCCTTGGCTGTGACCAATCTCCATGCGTTATGGCATTGCCACCCAAGTCAATAATGCGAAACATTTTTTTCCATTCTAAGGTTCGGCTGCCACGGCCACACATTTGCAGCCAAAGGACTAAACTCATTGTTGATCGGTTGACAATTACAGTTTCAATTGTCGGTTCATCAAATCCTTTAGTAGCTATTCCAACATTGCAAAGGATTGATTGTGGTGTTTCTTTGAACCATTGCAAGATTCGCTTGCGTTCGATGTCTGATGTTTCACCATCTAAGTGACAAACTTGGTAGCCCATTGATTGAAACTCCTGCGTAACCAATAATGAGTGAGCAATATTTACATTAAAGATTATTGCCTTTGTTCCTGCTGCGTACTTTTCATAAGCCAATCGAGTATTTTTTACATACTTGGGTTGGCTAAATTGCATGCCCATCAACCCTTCATCATAGTCACCACCTTTGACAGTTAGTTCCTTTCGGTTGACTGCATCTGCTGGGGCAAAGGTTATGTTTTGGCAAAGTGTACCGTTGGCTATCAACTCAGGCGTATCAATCGCGCAAACTATATCTTCATAGTCGGCTTTCATCGGGTGCTTTTTGTTTGATGAAAGTGGTGTGGCGGTGAATCCTAGTATTACATGGCCTTTATACCAATCCATTACTTTGCGAAAATTACCTGTATGGGCTTCGTCAATAATTACCAATCCCACTTGTTCGGGCATACGTTTCTTTAATGATTCAACCATTGCAATGTAAACCTGTGACTTTGGTACATGTCGCATTCCTTTGGTAATCGGTTGGGCATTGATTCTGCATAACTCCCATAGTGTGCGCCTTGCTTGTTCGAGTAGTTCTTTACGGTCCACAATAATCAGCACTGAGTAATCGGGGTTATTTTCAATGAACTTTTGGCTTATCAATGCAAAGGTTACAGTCTTGCCGCCACCTGTTGCCATTTGAACAACCAAGCGTTTAATACCAGCTTGCAATTTTGCTGCAAGCTGGCTGATTAGATTTATTTGATGTGGGTAGGGTGTGATGGTCATTGTCGCTTATTGCTTATGATAATATCACATTTCGCGTTTTTTACCATTCCCAATGTAAGGCTGGGTTTCACCTGCTTCGCGAGCTACTTTGGTTGAATTTAATTTGATTGATACATCCTGACCGTACTGATCGGGTTGGTCTTTATCCCAAATTTGGATTGATAGGTAGGTGTGACCGTTCCTGCCTTGTGTTACGGCACTGTGGCCAGTATTTAGGATTTCTTGAAGTTGTGTTAAGTCGATTGATGCGTTGCGTAAATTGCTCATTTGTTTTTGGTTTTATGGGTTTATGAATTGTGGCGTTTGCCATATTTAAGTGTGATTTGTTTCCAATAGTCAATATCAAATGTTATCATCTGCATTTCGACTTTCTTTTTCTTTTTGTTGTAGGAAATAATCATTCCTTGGTCAGCTTTGGCTGCCAGTGCATAGCCTGTCAATTGGCGGTCATATCGAAAGTATTCTATACCTGATTTTAATGGGGCATCTGAAACTTTAAGGTCGATGATAAGGTCTGACAATTTTAAATCAACCCTGCCTTTATATTCAAGTACCATTCCTTCATTGTTAAAATCAGCCATTACTGTCAACTCAGGCTTTGCATATTGCAGGGCAGTTCCTAGCACATCGCGCAAGTGGTTTGCAATCGGTTTTACTTCTTCAAACCGTTGGTAATTGTATCGCTGTGGTTCGAGTAGGTAATTGTGAACCATCGTGCCAAGTTCCATCTTAGGGGTTTGGGTGATGGTTTTACCTTCGGATTTTATTCCTGAAAAGGATAGGCGTGGAATGGCCAAGTAATCTTCAAAGGATTGCCCTTCGATTTGGTGGGTGTTGGTGATTAGCATTTAGTTCAACTTTAAGCTATTAAACAATATCTTTTTCACCTTCACTATGCCTTTGCCACTATTCAACTTCAACCCATTTTGCAAGGCGATGAGTTTTAGTAGGTTTGTTTCTACTGGTTTAATCAATTTGACTTCCATATTCAATCAATTTTTCGAGTGCGTTATTGTATGCTAATTGAAATTCTTCTTTAGAGCATTCGATCGGGTTGAGTGGTTCAATGCTATACCACTTGTTAAACTCTATTGATGGAATTGAGCCTTGCATTAAGTGAACCGAAACAAGTTCATCGGCTTGCTCATCAATCATGTAATAAGCAAAGGGGTTGCTCATAATTAGGACCTTGCGGTAAATTGGATTTTTCATGTTGTTTAATGCAGTGTAAGATGCTGCGCCCTGTGGGTGGTTAAAAATTTTTACAAATTGATTTTAATGCTTTCAAATCTTTTTTCTTTGGGTTGTCATTGTGCTTGATAGCATCAATCAACTGTGTGTCATTTGTTACAGTTGTCCACGACTTGCCAGTAATAGGGCTTGTGTAACTTACTTTAAAATGTCCGTAACCGTGGAATAAAATAGTAAAATCAGTTGCTTTCATAATTAAATCATTTTGTTTTTTCTGTAAGTGTTCAATGCTTTCAAATGTTGTTCGTACATAAACTCAGATGCTTTAGAACCTTCAATCATTATCTTACGGTCAGCTTCTGATTGTTCTGCAAAAGAAGCATTATCTTCTTCTGTTAACGGTGGGTTTAATGATAACTCAGCTTCTTCAATAGTTGAATAAAGTTTTGTAAACTTCTCAAGTGTTTTGCAAGTTTTATCTGCTTGATCATAATAAGATGTAACTGTTCCGTTTTCAATTGATTCTACTTTGCCGATTCCGTATGATTTGTTAATTGTGTACATGATGTTGCTGTTGTTATTGATAGGGCAAATATACAACATATTTTTACACCTGCAAATTTTTATAGCTATGTATTGCAATTATTTTTGTAACTGCTTGATTATGTGCTTATTTAACTTCTTCCTTAAATTGCACACCTTCAATTATCTCACCTGTTTCGCTGTGATGTTTGGCTAAGGCGTTCGCCATTTGGTTGACTGTCAAATAGGGATAGGACTTTACTCGAACGTAATTGAAAGTGTGTTCACGTAAGCGAATAAATTGCATCATTACATTGACTGTCCATTGCTCGGTATCTTCAATGATTGGTACTAACGTGCGTTTTATCTTTGGTGCTTCAATCGTTGCTGTGTGGGCTGTGGCCGTGCCTATGATGGTGTTCATCGCGGCTTTTTCTTCGGCTTCGCGTTTCATTGCAGCTGCCTTTTGCTCTTGATCCTTTAAGTTTTGAGCGATAGCTGCTTCGCGGTTTTGTAAAGCCGCTTGGTATTCGTTTGCGAATTTAGCTTTTGCACGTTCGATTAGTTCAGCTTGGATTGATTGAAACTCCACTGGCTGCACTTCCTTTTCAAGTTGAAAGAGTTGCTCAACTGTCAATAGGTTTCGCGTGTATGCAGGTTCAACTGTCGAAAATTTTACCGACTTTAAATTTGCTTCAATTATTTCGGAAGGCGGTTCACCTTCACCTTGGGCGAGTAGTTTATTAAACCAAGTATTCACCACCCGATCCATTTCCATTCGGTATGCAGTTTCGCTTTGAATGGCTGCATTTTTTAAAGCGGTTAAGTAACTTTGCTTTTCAGTTTCAATCGCTTTTTCTTGATCGGCTTTGGCTTCAGCTTCCAATCGGAGTTGCAGGTGCTTGGCTTTGAGTTTTAAGTAAGGCTCGAATTCCTTCGCCCTTTTCTCAAATGCCATCAAAGGTTCAACCAAGTTGTCTTTGATGAAGTTGGTAAAGTTTAATCGCTCCGCAACTAAGACCTTATGTTCTTTGTCATAAGTGACCAATATACCATCCACTTCTTCATAAGTGTTGGCAGGTTTGGCGCATAGCCCCTGCAAGGCTAGTTCTTTACCTTGCAGGGATTGTTTGATGTTTGCGGTTTGGTCGGCTAATACTAGCCATGATTGTTGCTGTTCGGTTAGTTGTGTTGTAATTGCAGGGAGATTGGTTTCCATGTTATAAAAGTGTAAAGTTTAATTTTGGGGCTGTGGGCTGTTGGGTTGGGGCTGTTGGTTGTTGAGTGGGTGCTGTGGCTTGTGTTGGCTGTGCTGCCTTTGGCGCATTGTACGCTGGCTTTTGCTCATAAGTTACCTGCGCATCATTGCCAACTGTTTCAAAGGTGTCCTTGCGATTCAAATCCCTTCCAAATAGTTTGCCTAAGTGATCGGCTGCATCGCGTATCGCAAATGATTTGGCAATTTGAAATGCCCCTTGGATTGCATCGTCTTTGACTGGGCGTGATTTCTTTAGTTGGTAATATGCCGTTTGCAATTTCGCACGTTCAATCACATCGCTAATTTGGCCAATCTTAAACATTAACTGCTCAAAGGTTGCCTTCTCAATCTCAGTAACTGCATCCCTTTTCAATGGCACGCCACAAACTCCATCGTGGAACATCCATTCGCCTTGCTTTTCGTCAAAGTAATGCAAGCGGATTGTAACTGATACAGTTGTTTCGGTTTGCTCGGTTTGCAAAATTTCTACCTTCCATCGAGAAGCGAATAGGTTGTCTAACAAATACTCAACCTTGTCAATCGATAGGTATTCCGAGTTATTTGCAAATTTGTTTTTCTTTAACCAATCTTTATGTGGTTGGTTTTGCATTAATTTTCTAACTGGATTTTCAGAAAAGATTTCATCGTGATCGCGCAGTAAATCTGCGAATTGGGTTGGTTTCATGGTGTTATTGGGTTTTGAGTTTATTAATTTTTTCTTCTCTGCGTTTTTTAATCGCTTCAATAGCCGCTTCAAATCTTGCGGCCCATTCATCTGAGATGTTTCCATCCTTCAAATGTCCTGCAACCATAGATGGTGTCTTGCCACCCATTTCTTTTGACAACTCGGCTAATGTGATGCCGCTTAATTTTCGCAATTGCGATAGGCGTTTGTTTGTTTTCATGCCGCAATATTATAATTTATTTTTTACACCTGCAAATATTTTTGCAACAAAAATTTGCTTTAAAATCCTAACCAAATATTTGGTTATCATAACCAAAAATAACCAAAAATATTTTGGCTTAACTACTTCATTATCAATAATCCTAACCAAAAAACCAAAAATATAGCTTAGAAAGTAGTATAGAGTAAAAAAAGATAATAGTATTATACTATATAATGTTTAACATATTGGCTCATTAAGACCTATAATGTTAAACAAACCAAAGTAAGATACTAAGCACTACATTTTATAAATATAGTAACAATGGGGTTTGATTTTGGTTTTTTGGTTAGGATGTTTGATTGTCAGCACTTTACCATTTTTTCAAAATGGTTATTTTTTGGTTAGGAATCTTTTTTTGGTTAGGATTTGGAAATTACGTGAGAGTGTTGCACTTTTGCCAAACGAATTTACGATCAGACCTTCCGCATGAGTGAAGACCAATTACAATCCGACTGTTACCAATGGGCGTGGAATAATTTTCCAAACACGAGAAGGTTGTTGTTTAGCGTACCGAATGGCGGCACTCGCAACACTCGCGAAGCTATGAAGTTAAAAGCAACTGGTTTGACCGCAGGAGTTGCTGATTTACTTTTTCTTTGGTATGGAAAAACATTTGCATTTGAATTGAAAGTTGGCACCAACAAGCAATCACCTTCACAGCTTGAATGGGAGAAAATTGCCACACCACACATTGCATCTTACAAAGTTATTCGTACCTTTGACCAATTCCAAACGATATTTACCCAGATAGTCCATGGCACAAAGAGTTGAAAATAAAGACCGCAAATTTGGTTCTGCTGATAGTTACCTTCACATTTCACATGAAGGCATTGATTACCTTTTTACCGATGCTGAAGTTGAAAAGGCAATCGAACGTGCGCAGCGCAATAAAGAAGATTTGCCAGCGCAAGGCGGCATGTTCCGCAAGGTTTTAAGTTTAATCATCACCGCAGCATCGATTGGATTGTTGCTTTATTTGATGTTTTAAGATGGCAAAGACAGGCAGACCAACCCTATACAAACCTGAGTACGATGAGCAGGTTTACAAGTTGTGCTTGCTTGGCGCAAAGGACAAGGAGATTGCCGATTTCTTTGATGTAAACGAAGATACAATACACGAATGGAAAAAGGTTCATCCAACGTTTTCCGACTCCATAAAAAAGGGTAAGGTTCAATCTGACGTTGAAATTGCTCAAAGTCTGCATAAAAGGGCAAAGGGTTATGAGATAAATGAAACAGTTGTAACCAAGGATGGCATACAAGAAATTCAAAAGCATTACCCACCCGATCCAACTTCAATAATATTTTGGTTAAAGAATCGACAGCCTAAATATTGGCGAGATAAGCAGGAGATTGACCAAACTAACACCCACCAATTTAAAAACCTTCCCGATTGGATGAAATCAGATGAATCCGAACCTAAAGCATCTGATTGAGAATGTACCGAAGTATCGCGTTTGCGCACTTATGGGCGGCACTAGATCGGCCAAAACTTTCAGCACCCTTGAATACATCATCGGTCAATGCATCAAACACCAAGGAGCAACTTACACAATTGCAAGGGGAACTTACAAAGCATTAAGAGCATCAGCAGAGCGCGACTTCTTTGAGATATTGATGGGCTATGAAGGTTACAACCCGAAGTTCCACAACAAGTCAGACCACACTTACAAGCTAAATGGAAACTTAATTGAGTTCATAGGATTAGACCAAGCCCAAAAGGTGCAAGGTCGAAAAAGGAATTTACTATTTGTCAACGAAGCTATTGAAGTTGATTACGATGCATGGGTTCAATTGATGTTACGAACTACCCACAGAGTTATAATTGATTTTAATCCTTCGGAATATGAGCATTGGATTTACGACCAAGTGTTGACTAGGAGTGATTGCTCAACCATCGTAACCACTTACCGCGATAATCCACACTTACCACCCGACCAAATTGCAGAGATTGAAAGATTAAAAGATGCCGACCCCGACCTTTGGCGAATTTATGGCGATGGTCAACGTGGGCAGCATCGAAACCTAATTTACAATCATTGGTCAGTGCAAAATTACGTAAACCCAACCAAGAAGGTTTACGGTTTAGACTTTGGATTTACCCACGCATCAGCATTGATTGAAATTGGATTGGTAGGTAACACTGTTCAATGGGATGAAAAGATTTACCAATCCCGAACCACCACAGGTGAGTTAATTGACTTGATGAAAGAAATGGGCATTGACCGGAACATCAAAATCTACGCTGACCATTCAAGGCCAGATGCAATCAATGAAATCAAACGTGCAGGTTTTCGGATTGAGAACGCAGATAAGTCGGTTATCAGTGGAATCAATAAAGTAAAATCTAAACCTTTAGTGATTACGAAAAATAGTTTAAATTTACATCGCGAAATAAAACAGTACAAGTGGATGGATTCAAAGCAAGATACGCCAGTTAAATTCATGGATGATGGTATGGATGCCGCGAGATATGGAACGATTGCATTGTTAGGCAAAGAACTGTTTAAAGCACCAAAAACATATATACCCAATCCCGAATGATTAAGACCGATAAATTCAACATACCCACTACTTGGAATGATTTAAGCGTAACGCAGGCTCAACGATTGGTTGAGTGGTCAAAGAAAGATGGCGAAGATAAGATTCAACTTTTATCGATACTATTGAACGTAAGCGAGCAAACAGCAGCCAACATTCGAGCAAGTGATGGCGAAGCGGTGTTAGCATCGGTTATGCAAACATTGAAGGATGAGATTGAGATGCCCGATGTTCCTAAAAAGTTACTAGGTTATTCAACCGACATAAACATCAACAAGCTAACCATGCGACAAATGATGCACATGGATTCAGTGATAAAGGAATTGAAAACCGAAGGCATGCTAAACCTATGCAGTAAAATTGTTGCCGTGTGTATGTGTTCAGGAAGTGATGAAGAAATCGACAAGTTGATAGTTCAATTGGATGAGCAACCAGTAACCTTAGTAAAACAAACAGCTGATTTTTTTTTGACCAAGTACAGCGTTGGCTTGACATCGCAAACGGATCAATTGCTTCAAAAGAGCCAACAGCAGAGCAAATCAGGGCTGGCGTTCGCAACTTTGAAAAATATGGCTTCTTTAATTTGGTTTGGTCGCTTACAGGCGGAGATCCCACAAAGGATGAGCAAGTGATGAACATGGAAGCAGGTCGAGCAATGATTTATTTGAGTTACATTTCGACAAGAGATAAGTACATTGAAAAACTAAATGCACCAAAGAAATGAGAGTAGTTGACATCATAGCCGCAGCGGTTGCCCAAGTACCTGAGATAAATGAGTTTTTGAGTTCATCAAAATTTATTTTAAATTATGAATCAGATAATAATCGCATTTTTCCAGTAGCCTACCTTGACAGACCAATTCGAGTAAATTTAATAACAACAGCGCAAGGAACATTTTTAGAGCGATATACAGTTGAAATATTATTTGCTGAATTGCTCTC